ACAATCTTTGGTTTTTCTATCTTTTTATCTAATTCTTCGTGATACTTTTTTATGTCATTATCAAGTTCTAAATTAAACCTTTTCATTCGTAACCAACTAATAAATTTATCAACATAGTATTTTATAAGCTTTTTAAAAAATCCAAATATCATTAAATTTTTGGCTGTTTAAACTCTGGAATTGTTGGCCCTGTCATTTTAGGTAATCCTTTGTCTAATATCTTTGGCATAAGTCCTTGTACATTATCAAGAACTTCATTCATAATCTTTGCTTTGAACTGTTCAGAACTAAGGTATTTGTAACCCATGTAACTTGCACCTAAAGTGCTGGTTATGAGAACGAATGAAGCTATACTTAAAATGTTAGCTATTTTTTGAAACATGATAAAAGAAGCATTTTTAAAAGCATTAATGCCTGTCACCATTATAACTTTTTGCGGAATCTGTGCATTAGCACCACTTTATGTTGGACTTTCTGTACTATCTACCAAGGTACACCAGAAGTCTTAGTAGGAGTTTTTGATTCTGTTATCTGTGCAGCAATAGATGTTTCAATAGCTGTTACTTCATCAGAACCAAGAGCAGCTTTAGCCCAAGCAATAGCATTTTCTTTAGTAACAGAAGCATAAGCAGTAAAAGAACTACTATCAGCTTCAGCAAGCCCTACAGATCCATAAGCAGAGCCACTATGTATTACAGCTGAATCACCACTTCCTACAGTTTCAGAATCGCTTGCAGTCCAATGAACAGTAGTAACAACATCAGATAAACTACCGACAGTTTTTGTTGCATCTAAAGCAGCAACATCCCAAGTAACAGCCATGATAATAAGTGTTTAGCTATATTTTACTTTGATTCTACTGTTTGAACAGTTTCAGTTACAACATCTGGTAATTTTGCAAACTGTTTTAAAGCACCTTGATCTTCCATTATCGGCTGCATAAGTTTATTTTTTTCTGCAACTTTTTCCTGTATTTCTCTTTCAAGCATCTGTGCTTTTGCAATATTTAGATCAAGACGAGTTTTTGTCTCGTCATATAGTTCTTGTGGTGTTGCCATAAAATAAATTTCAGTTATCCAATTTTACTAGGCTGCTTCTAATGCTGCAACTTTAGTTTCCAATGTTTCTATTTTGGTAATTGCTTCCTGTAAACATTTAACTGCCTTCATATATAAAACAGAATATTTAACAGATTTTATACCATCACTATTTTCTTTAACTAACCCTGCACTTACTGTTTCTATTTCTTGTGCAACAACACCAATCTGTAAAACACCTGTTGGATTGTCTTTGAATCTAAATTTTCTTACTCTTAAAGCTTTTATATCCTCCCATTGTGAGGCAGCGTCCACAATATCTTGCTTTAATGTTTCGTCAGATGCTTGACCATAACTATTGTTTGTATTTGTTGCATCCCCATCTCCAAAAATATTCAAAAGACCTGCATTTCCACCACTTCTAAATACAGTATTAGAACCATTTACATCTCTAAAGTTACCAAATGCACCATCATATTGAATTTTTGTACCAAAATTAGAGCTATTTACAGAGGCAGCAGTTGTTCCAATTTTAAAACCCGGATCAGAAGTATTACCTGAATCAGCTCTACATCTTTCTGTGTTTGATGTGAAGATTGTAAAATTATGGTTAGTTATTGAACCTATACCAGCTTCAGCGGCAGAACCGGGAGAGACAACTTCAATTATTCGCCCTGCTGTATCTTGTACTCTTATCTTGGCTCCAGAAGCAGTAGTGGAGTTTCCTACCCCTCCATAAGCAGTATCTGTACCTTTTAAATGCAAAAGGGTTGCAGGTGAACTTTCACCAATTCCCATCTTCCCAGAATTATTTATACGCAAACTTTCACTGAAAGAAAAATTTGCACCAGCCGAGCCACTAGCGGCATACAAAAATATATGTTGTCCTGATACTTGTTTATACTGTGAAGCAGCAGCAGCTATTTCATATTCATAACTACCACCACTATTGAAATATGCGTTTTGAGTAAAGAAAAAAGCACCTGATTCAGCAGAAATATTATTCTGAATACTATCTATAAAGAAAACTGGTTTTATCGCAGGTCCAATATCTGTAGGTGCTGCAAAACCTCCAAGAGTTAAATTTCCATCCCTATCTATTCTCATACGTTCTGTAGTTGAACTTGCACCATCAGCAGTTGTTAAAAATGTCAACCTAGCTGGCATATCATTATTACCCGGAGTACCATCTACCTGTGCATCAATTCTTGCTCCCTCAATCATTGCATCACCATCCGCACCTTGAAATGACAGCGTGCCTAAATAGTCATCATCCTGAACCACAGTGTATGAGCCAACTGACGACCCTCGAGATTTACCAATAACTAAAATGTGTTGGTTTTGTGCAGCTTGATTATGAATAAATTGTGTAAGTCTAGTGTCATTATCAGTTCCTTCAACTTGAAGGTTTCCAGTTAATGCTGATCCATAATATTGATTACGATTAGTGCTTTTGTTTATAAGCAACCTTCCAGACGAATCTAAGGTCATTTTGACAGCATTATTAACTCCAAACCCTAAAGCCTCTGTAGTGCTAGTTAAAATTCTATGTCCAAAAGATGTTCCACCAGAAATATTTATTCCATCTCCATCTGTATCTAAAATAGATACTGTAGTGGCAGATTGATTTGATTGAAAAATAGCTGTTTGTGATGTTGTTCCTCCAACTTCAAAAGTACAACTAGGAGAACCATCTGATATGCCTACACGATTATTTCCAGCATCAACAAAAAACATACTAGAAATAGAACCACTTTCAATCCTAAAATCTACATCTGCCCCATCTTCATTAAATATTGTTGTAGCTCCAAGTTCCATTCTTTCAACACCAGCAGTTGCAACATTAAAAGTATTTTCAGCACTTGAAAACACTCCGGTGTTAAGGTCGTCACGGAAGGCTAGACCCGGCGATGACGCGGAACCATCTTCAAGAGTTAACGTGCCGTCAAGTTGTAGAAGTTCTACCCATGCGTTATCTGCTGAATTTCTTATTTTTAATATTCCTGTATTAGTATCAGCCCACCACATATAGGCTGCTGTTGTAGAAGGTGCGGTACTAGAACTGTTATTAGATAATATTGCTTGTAATACTAAGTTAAGGTCAGCCCTGACGTTAGCTCCTGTAGAGTTATCAATTACATAATCATGTGTAGCCATTACTTAACTCACTTTTTCTTTTAAGTATATCTTAAACCAATACTAACTACCACGTCCGAATCCTGTAGCGGCATATTTGAAATTTCTATTAACAAAGCTAGATCCATTCTTTACATCTATAACAAAACCTGTAGAACTGATAGATGATAACGCAAAGAAGTCTCCTGACTGTCCGTTTTCAATAGTTATACCTACGGAAGGTAAAACAGTGTTGTCAGCAACTCCTGTCCCTGTAGAACCTGTAAAGAAACTCTTAGTGAATGTAACTGTTTTTGAAGAAGTACCAGACGCAATAAGTCCATTTGTTGCCCCTGCATTACCAAGACTTGTTTCTGTTCTGCTATTTAATTCTGCTGTATAACCTAACTGGTCGATTTCAATAGATTGTGCAGGGTCATTTGTGTCCATTTCGCATCTAAACTTAAACCCTCTTGCAATATAAGAGCCATTAACAAAGGGGTTATACTGACTAAATTCAGCACTAAAATTACAGTTACCGCTAGTTGATAAGGAAGTTGCAGAAGTCAAAGTAAAAGTATTTGTTGTCACTGCTGATATTTGATAATCACCATCTACACCTGTACCAGAAGTAAAGTCAAGAGTTACAAAACTGCCCACAGAATAACCATGTGATGATTTTGTAATTGTAATTATTGTGCCAGCACTACCTGATCCATTATTAATTGCATAAGTTCCAGCAGTAGAGGTATCAGGGTCAGAATCAGTTGTTGCTACTAATAATTTTGCCCCTACATCAAAGGCAGTAGCAGCGTCAAAGTCAGTCCATGTATCAATATTTGCAGTCCTTTTATCAATAAGATCATTTGGATAATAACCCTGTGAAACAATATGCCTTCTTAGATGTAAAGGTTGTTTGCCTCCTAAATCTAAAGTGTTTGCAAAGTCATAATGACCACCTGTAATATCAACAGCACCTAAGAAGTCAAAGTCTGCAATCGCATCAAAATCTGTTACGTCATCTAAAAGTTCAAGAGAACCAAGAACCAGACCATTAACTTCATCACTAAAGAAACAATCAACTTTAGTACCAGCAAAAGGTGGACTGTCTGTATCTTCTCTATCTTCTAAAACTGTTAATTTAGGAAATATATCAGGACTTGTACCTAAAACTACTACTGAAGCATCACCAGAACTAAGCCTTCCTCCATCATCTTGAAACTTAAGAACGTATGTGCCATTTACAATATTCGGTACGATTGTTTCATTAACGTTTCCACTTAAAGCTGGTAATACATCAACAGCATTAGTAAAAGTAACCCCACTTGTAAGATTAGAACTACGAATTACCACGTTTCCACCATGCAGAACATCAACATCTGTTGATTTATCAAATCGTAGTCTTACAAACTCATCTGACAATGGTTCGATTCTTAAATTTTGTACATCTGCTGGTACAGCAGTTTTACCAACTGCATCAAAACTTAATGTAGTAGGTTGTACGCTAGGTTCAAACAATGCATTATAACTATATACTTCAAATTCATAAGTACCTAATTCAGTATCAAATATTTCAAATATAGGACTCTGTACAATAGTTGTTTGAAAACTACCATTATTAAATTTATGTTTTACAGAATATTGTGATACCCCTGCTACTGGTTGCCATGAAACAATTAATTTACTTACTGCCCTATCACCTAATACAATAATTCTTTCATCACCTGCAATATTACTAGGTGCATCTTTTAGTTCTATTAGATTTTTTATAACTGGAATTGTTATTGCTGCACCATCTTCTATAAATGCATACTTATCAGAATTATGAAACATCGCTGCAATTGTAAATAAATTATTATCTTCCTTAACAGATATAACTTTAAAATCTTCTGTTTCAGTTGTTGCTCTTACTAGCAACCACACTCCATTAACTTGTGGTGCAGAAGTGTATGCACTAGATACTGTAATAACAGAACCAGATATTGTAGATATTGTTTTAGTCTCAAGTGTACCATCAGTAAGAATTACTGATAACTGATCACCAGTTGCTGCTGTTGTAGGTAAATCTTTTGTATTGTCAACAGTTATCTGTGTTGTTGTAGCTGCTGATATTCTTCCTGACCTTCTTATCCCACTACGAACAGGATCTTGTATTGTAATAACATCACCTGGTCTTACTAAAGAACCTGCATCTGCTGTAGTAGTAAAAGCAACTGTCTCCGTTTCATTGTTTTGTGTGTACAAATGCCACAAACCCATTCTTCGTGCCTGTGCCTGATCACTACATCCAATTGCTTCAATATTTTTTACAACAACTCCATATTTAGATTGATTAGCTGTAGTATCTTCTACAGTTTCATATTCATATGATCTAGTTTCATTTTGAAAATATTTAACGTTAATTACTGTATCTTTTGTAGCTTGACTAGCACCTGTATAAACAAAACCATCTTCAGTTACATTTGCATACGAGAAAAAATAACTGCTTGTTGTTGGTCTGTCTTGTGAAAGTGTAATCTTACCGTCTTCTATAAAAAGACTAGCCCTCATAATAGAAGCTATTTTGTTTAATAATGTATAAGCTTGATGTGTAGTTTGTATAACAATATTGCAGCTAAATCTAGGTGATGTTCCACCTTGACCATTATCTATAAGGGTAGAGTTATATTCTGAAGCTGAGTAAAAAGCATATTTATCTACTTCATCTTCAGAAACAAAATCACCAAAACCCGCTCTACTTTCTGTAATAATGTCATAAAGAACCCAAGCTGGATCATTACACCATTCTTTTGCAGTTTTAAGTGTTCCATTAAAAGATCCACTAAAAGACAAAGAACCATCAGACCTTACAGTTGCATTATGTGGTATTTTTATAAGCCTTCCACGGATACGATACATACGTCTAGGAACTGATCTAAATATTTCTGCATCAAAACGTATTGCAGCAACAGCAGTATTAGCATATGTTGGCCTTTCAAAAACCATTTCACTAATAGATGTAAATTCAAAAGCATTTTGCAATAAGTTGTCAGTGCTATCTGCTGTTGTTCTTGACACTGTAACTGTTAATGGAAAATCAGAGCTTTCGACAGCATCATCACCAACAGTTGGAAAAACAATAATGTGATCTTTAAAATATGGTGAAGTAGTTTTACCAGTTATTTTTGCACCAGTAGTTGATTTAGCTATATAACCTTCATCCCAATCAGGTACAATTTTGTGAACTAATGCACCTGATTGATTTGTAACTTTTATTTCATACTCAACAGTTGTACCAGATATATTTCCATCACTTTCTATTTTTTGTAATCGTGGAAAACCAATAGTTACTCTTATACCATCTGTATTTGTATCTGTAATAGTTATTACTTGTGCCTGAGATGTTGTAACTGTTACACCAACAGTTCTATCTCTTTCAGTTTCTGCAATACCTCTAATATTAGTCTGATCTGAAGTACCTACTTTTGGTATAAATGCTGGTCTTGTAGAATTTGTACCAAAATTAAAATCAGAATCATCAGGATCTGTATTTGATGCAGATTGTTGTAGCACTTGAACATTATTTAAAAAAACATCTTTTAATGCAGTTCTGTGATAATCATCTGTTCCTAATGTATGACCTGCATCTATTGCAGAAGGAAAACCTGCTATTTCACCTTCACAAAGTACATCTACTGTAGTTATATTTTGACGAGAACCAATCTCGCCATCTTTCATTTCTGAATCGTAATACCTTAAACCTTCTGATCCTCGATAATAAGAATAATCATGTTTACGCCATCTAAAATCACTATTATTGCGTGGTAATGTCATATATTATCCTCCAAAATATACAGGTGCAGTATCAGTACCAGAACTGACAACTATAGAACCAGTATAAACTTCACCATATATTAAAGGTATGCACACACCACTACGAGATACGTTTTGTATACCATTAAAAGAATAATTTATTCTTGCATCTGATTCACTTAGTCCACTATTTAAATCACCTACATTTGGTTGTTGCTGTGGGAAAAGCATATTTGTAACACCACTAATAGCCATTGAAATTCCAACAGATGTCAAAACACTTCCAATAGCAGCAAATACCACGCCACCAACAGCACTTGCAACAGCACCAGCACCAAAAAATGCAGCAGCTAGAAAAAACCATGCACCTGATACGACAGGAATAATTCTTATTTCACCCTCACTTTGTACTAACAAATCATTTTCTGTTTTTACTACATCATTATTTATTGTTATACGATACATATTTTCTTGTAAATGTTTATTTATCTCAGGATGATTACATACAAGATATTTATATACATCTTTCATATTTTTAACATCTGCATAACTAACGTGCCATCCTACTAATTCAGCTAATCTGCCATAAACTTTTATTTTGCGTAATCCCTGCTCATATTCTGTTCTTTCTCTATCAATAAACTTATCTTTACTAAGCATGGGTTTATGCTCTTTGGGTTTTAATTCTTGCACCTTTGCATTTTCAGGGTCAAAAATAAACCACGATAATCCAAGAAAATCACAATTTTTTATATCTTCTTCTGATGGTGTTAAATCTCCATTTGGGTGTGAGTGACAGATATGTAATACAGTTCCAGTTTCTTCAGCCTTTGCCCAATCTTCGGGATCTATCGTAAAACTATTTGCACCTTCAATAGCAATATTTTTACAAGGATAATATTCCTCTTTCCCTTCAATATCTAAAACCAAACCACAAGACTCCTCTGGTAGTGAAGATTTAGCGTGATGTAATGCTTGTTCTTGCCAGTTGTTCATGCAAACGTACCAACAGAAGGGAAATCTTTTCTTGTAATTATTCTCTTTGGTGCATTACGATTTTGCAAGTCTAAAGATGATGTACATTCAAATTCTACAAAGTTTTTACTTTCTACAGTTTTTCTATCAATAAAAAATGTTTGGTTTTCGTAAGTATTATTTGCTGGTGTTCCAAATGGGTTAGTGCCTGATTCAAAGTTTGCATTATCAATAAATTTTAACAAGGTAGTAATTCTTTTAAATTTTGCCCCATTCAAATCATTTTTAGGCGTAGTTAGGTTTGCTTGCGTCATTAATGCAGTAACAGTAGACAATATATTACTAATCCTTAACGTAGGTCTTGGCCTAGATGTTCTTGTCGCTTGATATTCAAAACCATTAGCTTCTATTGGGATGCGTGTATATGTATTACCTTGAAATACAACATTAAATGTAGTGTTCATATTAATGCCATTATGAAACCTAGAAACATCAGTACTGCCATGTAATGCAGCTACAAGATGTATTTCAAATAGTTCTATCTTTGCACTAGGGTTAGCCTTTTGTAGCTCTTCTGTAGGTATTGCCATTAAGGTTCAAACACCTCCCTAAAGGTTGCGTTAATTGTTGCTCTGTTTACATAAGGAATAGATTTTGACCAACTTTCGCATACAAAATTGGATGTTCCTGATTTAGTCACTGTACAATTTCCAGAATTTGTTGCACTACTTCCAGCAGTAATAACAAATGTATTTGCGTTAGTCAATGAAACAACAGAGAACGTACCATCAGTTGCAGAGCCAGAAGTAAAATCAACAGTTATAGAATCGTTAGCAAATAATTGATGTGCCGTAACAGAAACAGTAATGGTAGTGCCACTTTGGGAATATGTACCTGTTTTTACAGACTCTTCACTTGGTGGGGTAAATGTAAATGATGCTTGGTCTAATGCTCTTTCATTTAAAAAATATTCAATCTCATCACTAGCTGTTTCTGAAATATTCTGAAAAATTAAATTATAAATCTTTGCATTTTGATGTGCTGCTATGCCTACAAGTTGACGTTGTTCAAAACCATCAGCAAAACGTACCGTTTTAATATTAGGCTGACTTCTTTTTGAAAAGCCGCTATATGCTGGTTGTACTGTAGTTGGAAAAGATGCCATGATTATGCGTTAGATAAAAGCCCTCCAGCACGTTTTTGGTTAATAAGTTCAGCTTGTATTGCTGAAGCTAGTATATTACCAAACTCGTTGGCCTGTCCGTCATTACCTTCTACGGAAGAACCAGAAGCATCAACATTAACAGTCACTATATTTGTAACCCCTCCACTCATTGCATTGTTAGGAATAATAGTACCAGCAGAACGAGGAACAAAAAGCTCTGGCCCTCTTTCTCCAACTATTGAAGCTCTGCCTACAGGTGGTCGGCCTCCATTTGCAAACCCAAGAAACGGACTTACGTTACTTTTTGGACCAGAAAAAGGATTTGGGCCACCTAAAAAACTTGAAGCTTTATTACCAACAAGACCGCCTCCACCACC